AGGTTGTAGCTCTGCCCCTCTTCGCTCATGGCTCCATACGTGTACTCGCCACCCTCCTTGATCTCCTCCAGGTCGGGAGCTCCAGAGAGCGCCAGCGTCCGGACGGTCTTGAAGTCAGAGACATCAGACCGGCGCGAGAACGCCTGGAAGGTGCGCGGAGCAGCCATGTAAGCAGCACGCAGACGCTTGTTCATGACGTCAGCCAGAATCAGCGGGAAGTCGCTGGTGCTGTGCATCGCCTTGGCAGCGATCTCGCGCTTGCTCATGAAATGTGTGCCGATGCCGGCCATTTGCAGGCTGGCGCGGGCCAGTTCGATCATGTCCAGCACGCGGAACTGGCGAGCGTCGTCGCGCAGCTTGACGCTGCCCGGGTCCACACGGTGCTCGATGGCGTTGACGATGGCATCCCGAGCGTTGGTCAGGCTGGATTCCACGATGGCGCCACGACCGACCCTGGCCTGGGCATCGCGCTGCTCGAGGATCTCAAGCACCTTGTCCTTGGCCTGCTGGATGCTGGCGCCGGTGCTGATCAGTTCAGCCATGACAGCCTTCGGCAGATCGTACTTGTCAGACAGGTTGGTGATTTCAGAGACACGCTGACGCTCTGCGGCAATCGCGGCTTGCGCTTTCGCCTCGATGTCAGGGCCACCAGTTACGGTTGCGGCTTCATTGCTGGTCACCGCGTTTTTCACATCATGCTCTTGCATGGTTTGATCTCCTGTGGAGGATGGTTGTGCGGATGAAACCGCGATGGAAACCGCCGACATGGCGCGGGCCACATCGCTCGGGACTTTGGAAAACTTGGACAGGTCGATGCAGGCGGCAGCCTTCACCGGCGTGGCGATCTCATCGATGAAACCGAGATCAAATGCGTCCTTGGCGCTCAACCAGGTCTCGTCGCGCAGCATTTCGGCGATTGCCTGGCTGTCGTGGCCGGTCTTGGCCGCGTAAATCTGGATCAGGCTGCCCTCGAATCCATCGAGGGTGTCGGCGTGCTTGCGCAGCTCGTCGGCATTGCCCATGACGATGTTGTGCGGCTTGTGGATCATCATCCAGGCGTTCTCTGGCATGATGATACGGTCGCCGGCCATGGCGATGACGGACGCCATCGAGGCCGCAAGCCCATCGATGTGGACAATCTTGCGGGCCTTGGCCTCCTTCAGCCGGTTGTAGATCGCCAGGCCTTCGAGCACATAGCCACCGGCCGAATGGATGCGGACAGTGATCTGGTCCTTGTTCAGTTGCTCCAACTGGTCGACGATGGACTTGGCATCGAGGCCGTCCCACCATTCGCCGATCTCCCCGTACAAAAGGAGCTCGCCAGCACCCGAGATGCTGTTCTTTGCCTTGTTCATGAATTATTCCTCGGTTGAGGGTTGCGTGGTGTCTGTCGTTTCGACCTGGAGCTGGCCGGAACTGGTCGCCCGGCGGGCGTCGGAATCCAGCGTGAGTGAGAGGTCGTCGAAGGCCTTGTTGTCCTCGGCGATCTCCTGCAGCAGCATGGCCGGGTCGTACCCGTTCTCGCGTGCGGTTTCCTGCCAGGACTTCAGGCCGGCCCGGATGGCTTTGATCTGGGCCGGGATCTCCTTCGTCGGATCGATCATCTCACGCCTCGGCGGCGTCCACTCAAAGGACACGCCGTCGAGGTCATACCCGGACAGCTTGGAGGCTTCCAGGAACCACCCCTCGATCTTCTTCAGCGCCGGAACCAACATGTTCCACCGCCAGCGATCGATGTTGCGGCTGAATTCGATCCAGCCCATCCTGGCGCTACTGAAGTTGGTGTTGGACAGGTCGCCGGTCAGCGCCTCGTATGTGATCCCATACGCAGCGGCGATGCTCTTTTGCTCGAGCGTGGTGAATTCCGCGTGCCCGCTGACCGATGGTGGATTGCTGAACTTGACGTCCTTCCCGCTGCCAAGTTGCGGGAACATGCCTGGCTCCAATTTCTCCGGCAGCGTGTCTCCTGGACTGCCATAACCATTCAGGTCCGTGATGATCCCGACCATGCAGGCTGCAATCTTCTGCTGTTCAAGCCTGGCATCCTGAAACTCGTCGAGGTTGCGCATCTTCTGGAAGCCAGCAATCCCTCGAGGGACTCCCCTTGCCTGCTCAGGACGGCGCATCTCGAACATATGGATGACCTGGTCGGCGGGGATGAACGAGGACTGCAGTATCATCCCAGTCCGGTCACCCGGGTGATTGTCGAACATCCAGTACCCGGCGATCCGGCCCCTGCCATCGAACTGCACGCCTTGCCGGATGTAGCCGCCCTGGTGCTCGTCGGCCGACTTGAGGTGGTCGATGTAGTCGCCCTCGCGCAGCATCAGACGCAGCGGAACCGTGCCACGTCCGCCAAACTTGCGGATCAGAACCGCCTCGCCGCCCTCGGATTCGGCACGCATCATCAGCGCCTGAATGCCGAACAGATCAAGCCGCCCGTGCAGATCGCACTCCTGCATCCATTCCCACATGAGCTGATCGGCGAGCCGCTTGCGACGCTGGTTCTGTGACTTGGCCGATGGGATGATCCCGGCCCCGACCGTGTTGCTGACAATGACCTCGATGGCCTTTGCCGCGTAGGGGTTGTTCCGCACCAGCTCACGAGAGCGGGCACGCAGGATCGGCAGCGCCACACCGATCTCGGCGTTGGCCGAGGTGTCAGCGCCTGTCCAGGACTTGTTACGCCGGCCAGTTCCAGCAGCGTCGTACTTCGCCCGAGCGGAATTGATCATCGCCGCCCGCATCCGGGCCTGCTCACGCCGATAGGCGGACTCCGGGCTGAAGTAGGCAATCATGCGGTCGAGCAAGTTGCTCATTCGTAACCTCGGCTGTACTCGCTGAACGTGTGCGCTGTTGGTGCGGCCTTGCCTCGAACGGACGACTTCATGACATTGCACAGCCGCAGCATCTCATCCAGAGAGCGATAGACCACCTCCCGGTCTCCATAGCGCACCCTGGTCGCGCCCTGCTTGATGGCTTCCTCGAGCGCAACAATGTCGGCCTCTTTCCAAGCCATGATTACCCCCAAAATTCAGACTTTCTGCGCTCTGGCCCCTTGGGAGCTGACAGCGCGGTTTTCTGTTGCTGGCTGATCGTGTCCAGCCGGACGCCCATGTGCTGCTGCAGAATCCGGATGGCCGCCAGGTTGTACACCGCCAGGTCGAAAGGCTCCTGCCGGCCCCTGGCCACCCACTTGATGACACGCCGGCCTTTTTCGAAGGTCGTCACCCGCCGCTCGTTGGTCAGGTGCGTGAAGTAGGTCTGGTCGAACTGCTCGCTGACCGGGAAATGCACATAACCATCCCCTGGATCTGCAATCTGAAGCCGCGCCGTGACGATCTCCTTTGCAGAGTCGACTCCGAGCATGGTCAGGTAAACGCCCTTGCGATTCTTGTGGCGCGGAAACTCTGCAATTGGCCGACCGGATACAGCATGCCCCTTTATCGGGATAAACCGGTGAACCCCGTGTTTTCTTGAAAACGCATAAACCTCGTCGGTGAAATGGCCGCCTGAATCGATGCAAACCAACCTGACATTCAGTAGAACTCCAGATGGGGTGCAAAAGTTTCCGTTCATCTTCTGCGCCAAAGCGTCCCAGACGTCTGGCTTCGAAAGATCACCGTAGATTCGTGCGTAACTTACCTTCCAGTTCTGCTCGCCAGGGCCCCATGCTTCGACCTGGATCTCGAGGCGGTCATCCTGCACGTCCACCGCGGCAGTCAGGATGCAATCGTCGACCGGGATCTCGGCCTTGTAGTGCTCGCGCCGCGCCAGAATGGAATCGGGATCAATGCTCTCTCCCGCGCTGTCCTCCCAGGTTTCACCAAGGGTGGTATTGATAAAGGATTTGAGCTTTCCAACATCACCAGAGGTCTTTAACCAGTCCTTGACGATCTGCTGCCATGTCGTGAAAGGCGAGTACGCGGTCCAGATGTGGAATGCAAGTGAATCAGGTGCATCACGCCGCAGATCGGAAGCATCGAAGTAGGCCAGACCGTCCTTGGTCCATGTACCAGTCTTTTCACATACCCAACGCCCAGACAACTGCTGCTCAAGCATATCCTGCTGGCCGCAGAGCGCCGCGCAGTGCTCGCAGGCATAGGCCACTGTCGACGGATCGTTCTCAAGCCACTTGAACCCGAACTCCGCCCCTTTCCCTCCCCACTTGAGGTAGGTCTCATGCCCACAGTGAGGACATGGCAGGTGGAAGCGGAAAAAGCACTCTGCCGTCGATGCCGCCCTGGTGATCATGCAGGTGCCGGCTATCTTCGGAGTTGATCCCCTCACAGACTTGGGGAAAACAGACCCCTCGATCCGCTTGTCGCCGAGGG